CTATAAAGTTGCTATTATAGCTGCTATAACAAGAACTAGCACAATATATTTTGTAGTATCTTTAAATCCTAAAAATCTAAGAACTATTAATATAGCTAGAATAATTAAAACTATATCTGGTGCAATACCTTGTAGTTTATCTATTAAGAAGCTCGGATCTTTAATTGATTTACCTATAAACTTTACTACTTCGCTGCATCCTTTAAAGAATCCACCTATTACATCGCACATAGTATTAAAATTATCTACTGCCTCTTGAGTTCTAGATAGCTTACCATTTGGAGATTTTGTGAGGATACTTTCTATAAGAGTTTTTGCATCTTCTAATGTTTTAGGACTGAATAATAGCATTCTACTTTCCTCCTAATCTAAAAATCATGTCTACCGCTCTAGGTAAAAACTTAATCATTAACGCAAAAGAAGTATACTTTACCGCTACCTTACCTATTTGTTCTACAGTTCCGCTTACAACACATTTAATACATTCTACTGCTGCCCCTAATAGGCATATACCAAAGCAAGCATCTTTTATAATTTCATACATTTCTAAAGCTATATCTGTTATTCCACCTGCATAAACAGTTAAAGTTGTTGAAGGTATTGAAAGAGCTAGCATCATAACTAATCTTACATAGAATACTTTATTTTCTTTTATATGTCCTATTATCTTATCTAGAGTATTAAAATCTACTGTATTAAAATCAAATTCTATTATTTCACTTCTTCTAAATTCTCTAATTACACTAACTTTTTCAGTCATCATTTCAGTTATTGTGTTCCCGTTTACTAATATTTTCATGGATAATTCCCCCTTGAAGTGTTTAAAATAATCTCAATAATATTTATCTTTGGAGGTGTTGACGTGTCTGCTTGCGCTATTCATTTTCTAAAAATGCTAGGTTGGTTAGGCGGAGCTTGGCTAATTAAGATGTTACCTTAGATTTTAAGAAGGATTTTAGATTCTTTTGTAGAATATAGTTAGAGAATTATATTTTTATAATTCCTTAATTATTTGGACTCTTATTGCTTTCTCAGGGCTAGTAGGAGTCCTTTTAACTATTCAGATCTTTTCTTTTGATACTCTTTAAATTTATCGTCTTTTTCTATAAGCATTTTTACATATACACTTAATCCTATACTCGGTATAATTTCTTCTTCTAAAAAATTATATATTTCTAAATCTCTTACATTCTCTTTAAATGATAATTGCTTTCTTAATTTTGACATTTTAATCCTCCTTAATTAATGTGTACTTTTAATGTACTCTTACTCTATTTATATGCACTAGTACACACAAAGTTGCTTGTACAAAATATATAAAAGGTAATCTTGATATTGGAAATTTATGTTATTATATATAATGAAAATATTTAATTAATAAAGGAGGAAAAATTTATGTTTAACAGTCGTATTATGAGAGATAAAGTAGATTTACTAAAATTGAATGGAGATGTATACAGTGATATAAGGTCTAATGTACAGCCTAATTTAATTTTAATAGATGATGAATCTATTCCAATAGAAGAGGGAGATACACTAGTTCGTATATTGCCAAATAATCTATGTGAAAATTATATAGTAAAAGATAGAGGTTTTTTTGCTGGGGCAGGGCGTATACAAGCTCACTATCAAGTTAAAGTTGAAAAAGAAAATATTCATAAAGAAAAAACTGTATCTTCGCCTGTAAACAACTTTTATGGAAACATAACTAATTCTCAAATACAGCAAAATGTTCGAAATTCAAATCAAACTATGAATATAAATGAAAGTTATGATAAAAAAAATGAACTCAAAGCTTGGTTGGATGATACATTAAAGCAAAACTTATCAAGTATTCCTTTAGAATCAGCTAAATTAGATACTGTTGAAAACGCTTTAAAAAATATAGAGGCCGAGCTTGAAAAGTCAAATTCAAAACCAAGTATTATAAAAGAGGGGCTTTCATCAATAAGAACTGTATTAGAGGGAGCCGCTGCTAATTTAGTTGCTTCTGGTTTACTGTATCAATTATCACAATTTTAATAGGGGGTTTATATGTCAAGTTTAATTTTAGAACTTCAACAAAAAGCTTTAGATGAAAATATTAGTATTTCAACTCTACTTAGATATGCTTTAGTTGTATCTAAGAAATTAAAGATACAAGATTTTGAGAATTGGATTTCAGCTGAACTTAATGGTTATCAAAACTCTAGCATTAAGCTTCCTGAATATAGAAAGTTAACTGGAGAATGCAAAGCATTTAACCGTATTTCAGGATATGTTCCAGTTGTTCTTGATGAAACTTGTAGTGCTGAAAATATGGTTACAACAGCTAACTTTTCTAATCCTTTACCTGAGTTAGAATTTTTAATCAATCAAAATAGCGATAATAGCATAAGTGTAGCCTATCCTCCAAATGTTGAAAGTGTACTAAGAAAAATATTAGAACATGGAGATAGTTTTAAATTTTCATTATCTATCGGAAAATCTAAGATTCAAGTTGTATTGGACAATGTTAAAAATACAATATTAAATTGGGCTTTAGATTTAGAGCAGGAAGGTATTTTAGGAGAAAATATGACTTTTACCGTCGAAGAACAACAAAAAGCTATAGAAAAAAGTTATATAAATAATTATTTTTATGGTGATGTAAGTGATTCACAAATACAACAAAATTCTGAGAATTGTACTCAATCTACTCAGTATTAATCCTGAATAAAAAAATTAGGCTATAAATACTCAAATCAATGAATATCTATAGCCTCTCTATTTTAAAACACGATATATTATCTTTGCAACTCGTTCTCTTCTCAGTTATTAAGTTGTATCCAATGCTTTCTAAATATTTATTTAACTGTTTAGTTTTAGTATAATTAAATCCTTTTATATTATTAACGAACCCTCTTAATTGATTTACTGTTACAACTTCGTGTTCATTTTCTTTTCTAGCTAATAATCCAAGTGTCATTACATATCTATCTATATAAAATTTTACTTTATCATCTTCATCTAAATCAAAATGTTCTATGTAAAACTTATCTTCAACTTTATTATTGTACTCATTTAAAAGTGAATACAGTAGTTTTAAAAAATTAGTATTTAAGTACTTATAATTAACTTGATTTGTATTCTTGAATTGAATTATAGGCCTATAAATATCTACGTCTAAATTATATACAATATTTGATAAGGTTTTATTATTATCTAATTCTTTAGCTATTAATTTAAGTTGCTCACTCCTTTTATCACTTAAAACTATCATTTCAAAAAGTTTAATAAATTCAACGTCTCTTACATTATAGCTACTATCATTTAAGTATAACATTCTATCTGTTTTAGCATATTTATCTAATGAGTTTATCATACCATCTCTAACTTGCTTTCTATTTGAATTTCCAAATGCTCCTAGATAATTTCCATCTTCATCAAACTTACTTAATGTGTCTCTTTGTTTTTTCATAAATATAGAATTTGATTTGTTAGTTAAATATCCTAATAAATTATTAGAATCATTAACCTCTCCATCTATCGTATAATAATCATTTTCTCCTATTTTATCAATTAAAGTTTTACCATTGTCATCTTCTTTATAAGCGTTCATTTCAAAACTTATATTATCTTTATCCACTTTTCTAGTCTTATTTTTCTTCTCTTTTTCATCCCAATAATACTCTAAATAGTATCCTTGATTGTCATGTTTATATAATTGTTTCCTTAATAAATTTTTAATAACAGTGTACATCATAGCACACATTGTATTTATTTTTTCTTCATCTTTTAGTACTTCTTTAAAATCTTCCACCGAATTTACTGTGATCCCTCTTTTCTCTAAAGTACTATTAAATTTACCATTTACTAAATCATTTAAAGTTATATATCCTAAAACTCTTGCTTCTTGTAAGTATTCTTCTTTACTTTCATCGTCCAATATTGATCCTTTATGTAATTCTTTTACTATCTTTTCTACAGTTCTAAAAAACAGATCAAGATAACTTTCTTTTTCAAACTTTTTGTGTCTGATATAGTTACCATACACCATTTCATATTTTTTCTTTTTAGCGTTATAAGCATACTTTTGTTCCATACGCCATTCTTATAATTTCATCTATTATTCCCTTTTCTATAACTCTGCCATCTTCTTTGAAATCTCTAAATCTATCTAACTTCAATATCTCCTCTACTTTTATTAACCCCATTTTATATACCCCTTTTCATTTTAATTTTGCATAAAAAAAAGAGGTATAATTAATATACCTCTGGATTAAACTTTACTTTTATAAAAACTTAATAAATTGTTATAAATAAAATCATTATCTTTTAATTGATCCACTGAAGATACTAGCCCCTCTATCGATAAATAACCTAAAAACATATTTGTAATCTGCTCTTTAGAGTATTCTGTATTGTATCTATCTATAATATCTTCTATATTCTCTATATGATTAATCTTATCTTCAATTTCTCTTATTTTAAGTTCATAGTCATTGATATTAGACTCCAAATCTAACTTATTTTTTTGTCTTGAAATTATTCCATCTTCTAAAACTTCATCAAGTGTATTTTTTAAATCGTTTGTTGCTAAAATAAGATTTTTAAATTCTTTATTTATTTCATTTGTTTCACTATATTTAGCATCAACTAACATTTCTTCTAGAGAGGAAGACTTCATCATTATATCTTTTGCATTAATCTTAACATTCCCATAGCTATCTATATCTAATGTCTTATTTCCATTCCCATCTGTTACTGATAAATTCCTAGCATCTATATAAGTACCTTTTACTGCCCCAGAGTCTATAACATCTGCATTAAGGGATCCTATTAAAGCACTATTTATCGCTGCATTCTCAAAGTATTCTGCTCCATCTGCTATTTTAGTAGTTGATTCTGATACTTGAGCTGAAAACTCTGTAAATTTACCATGTGTATTGCAAGCTCTAACTCTATAATACCAAGTTTGTTTAGGTTTAACTTCATGTAAGAATACACTGGCTTGACCTTTGAATATCATATTGTCGGGAGTTGGGTTAAAATTCTCTAATTGACTTGCATATACTTCATAGTTGTAATACATCTTATTTTCATAAGTCCAACTTATTTCTATAGTTGAAAATCTACCCTTAGTTGAAACAATAGGTATTTGAGGAAGTGTATTGGGGAAATTGCTATTATCTATAGATGGCTTATCCTTATCTCCTCCACCAGTTGAGTTACCACCTATAACACTACCTAAATTATCAGTTATAGACGGAAGTACATGTCCTAATATTATTTCTTTTGTGGCTTTTATATCTCTTATAGAATATCTTTCTTCAACTATCCTACTTTCTACATTTATATCATACTCTTCATCAACTATTATTATAGAATCGCCTAAGTTTGTTTTTAAATGCTCATATCCAATTACACCAGATAAATCATTTACCAATACTTTATATGATGCTGTCGGTTCTTTTGTTTCTTGTAACTTGTCCCATGTAGCTTGAAGTAATTCTTCGGTATTTTCTATATCTTTATTTTCATATATTCCTTCTATTCTTCCCCATTTTGCTATAGCATCTAAATCCTCAATATATTTATTTCCTAGAGGTTTATTAGCGGGGTTATTTGGAATACTCCATTCTACATCTTCAAATGTAATAAGCCTTGTATTTCCACCATTTTCTGTTTCTAAAGATTTTCCTCTACCATATAAAACTGTAAAATGATTATCCATTATCTCATTTTTTACAACTTCTTCTACATTTGTATCATAGGTAAATCTTATTCCTGTATCTTCGCCAAGTCTATGTTTTATATCCACATATCTGTTAGCTATAGCTGTATTATCCTCATTAAATTCAAATCTAAAGTCTAATTCTCCACCATATGTATTTACTATCTCGTTTATAGCTTTTAAGCTTGATATAAAATAATAATTTAATGTACCTATATGAAACTCATCAACTATACCAACTTTATATTTGGTTCCTTCTAATGCTTTTGTTAAAGCCTCTTTACATGTACCGTCAACTATTCTCTTATCTTCTATTATCTTATCGTTCAAGCTATAATAATCATGCTGACAAAATACATTTACCTCATTACTATCACTATAGCTTGTCTCTACTTCTTCTATCGTAAAAAGTTGGAATATATCATTTTCATCACGAAATCCAACCTTATTTTTTCTAATCAAGTTTTTACTGTTTTTTATATCTGTAAAAAATTTATACGTATAATCTTTATTTAAAACTCTCTTATATTCATCATCATAAAAATCGTCTATTATTTCTAATAAAACTTCATCTTTGTTAAATATATATAGCATAATTTACCACCTCTCATATAATAAAAAAGAGAGGGATAACCTCTCTCTATATGTATTCATTCCTATATTTTATTTCTACTAAAGCATTTCCTACTTCTAAAGTATACTGATTCTTTCCTTCTGTAATTTCATGAAATCTACTATCTAAAGTTAAAATAGGCATATTAATTTCATTATTTCTAAGTACTTTCTTTGTTTTTAAGTTTATTTCAATAGTTTCACCTGCATTAAAATCACCTTTGAATTTTATATAGTTGTTATACTTACTATTTTTTATCCCAAGCTTAACTTCAGAGCATCTACTTGTTATTGTAAATTTTATATTTGGGTATGTATTCGCTAAGCCATCATAAGTTAATATAGTTGTATTTGACGTATTGCTATTTCTTGTTGTTTGTAATTTACGTTTTAAATATCCAGGAAATACTAGCTTATTTTCAAACTCAGATATCCTATTAGGATTTAGACATATAAACTCCAAAGTAAATATACCTTCAATTATGTCATTTTTAATATCACCAGCATTATTTACTATGGCCATATAATACTCATCTTCGTATCCTGGTAAAACTAATTTAGAAGGTTTCCAATCATCGCCTTTAACCCATTTAACTATAGCATTTAAATCCTCTTTTTCAATTAAGTGACCTTTTTCAAAAATAGTACTAAGTTCTAATTTAATTACTTTGTTACCAAACTTTATCTTTTTATGTTTTGATCCATGATTAGAAGATGCTAATATATTATCAACATCTCCTAGTAATTGTATCTTTATATCTTTAAGAATAATGAAGTCGGGTATCCTTACATTATTAAAAAATATATTAACGTGCATAAGAATAACCCCCTCTTCTATTATTTCTAGTTATTTCTCTTTGCATTTCTTTAGATACTATTTCGGCTATTTTCTTCATATCTGATTCAGATTGAACCTTTATATCTGAAAAATTAATGTTAATATTGTAATTTACATTTTCATTTGGATTGCTATCTTTTAAAAACTTCTTAGCACTGTTATCAAAATAGCCTTGTATATTATCAATAGGTAATATTGCTTCTCTTTGATTACCTATTCCATTGTTTGCATCGCCAATTCCAATATTACCCAATACTGTTGGCTTAGTAAATATTGCACCTTTGTGATACCAATCTATGCCGAATTTTGGAACACTTGGAGGATTTAAACTAAATTTACCTGAAATGCTAAAGTGTGGCATTTTTAATTTAGGTAATGACCAACTAAAGTTAAAAAATCCTTTTATTTTATCTATAGCACTCTTTACAGTATTTTTAGCTGCATCCATTACCCCTTTTATAGTACTTTTTATATTATCAAAGATACCTTTTACTATCTGTTTTGCACCTGCCAAGTCACCACTAAATACAGCTTTGATGAGTCCTATAACTAGTTTTACATGGTTAAATGCACCAGTAAATAAAGTACTAATCACAGTCTTTATTCCTGTCCAAATAGTGCTAGTAACTCCTTTTATAGTATTCCATGCTGCAGATATAATAGATTTCATATTCGATATAAGTGTTTTTACATTATTTACTGCACCAGTTACTAAATTTACTATAACATCCTTGATAGCTTGCCATGTACTTGATGCTACAGATTTTATATTATCCCAAGTAGTGTTTATCCAAGTTTTAGCTTGATCCCACTTTGACTTAACCCATTCTACACATTGTGAAACTAGATTTGATACAGTAGTTTTTATATTGTTCCATATTTCACTTGCTTTAGCGGAGAGTTCGTCCCAGTGTGTTGCTAAGTATATCCCGGCTCCAACTAAAAGTGCTATAACTGCTACTATTGCAGCTATCACCCCAACAACCGGTAAAGACATTGCGCTAAATGTTAACATAGCCATACCTGCCATACCTATAACCATAATTATCGGCCCGACTATAGCTAGTAAAATTCCCAATCCACCTACAACCATTAATATAGTTTGAACTAATTCAGGATTTTTGTTTGCCCAATCTGCTACTTTTTCAGCAACTCCAACAAACTTCTGAACTAATGGTTCTAATACTGGAAGAAGTTTTTCTCCTATAGATCCTGCAGTTTCTTTTACGGATTGCCATAATAGTTTTAGCTGCATACCAAAGCCATTAGCCTCTTGTTTTGCTAGACCTTGAGCGGAAGATCCTTGTCTCATAACTTCATTATAAACAGCCATCATTTTCTCTGTATCAGATAATTGATTCCAAGATTTACCTAAGCCTTTTACGAATTCACTGTTTTCTAATGATGCAGCAGAAACATTGACACCAAACGCATCTAAGGCTTCATAGTTCAATTTTTGTTATCGCACAGGCTTTTTATCCTCTGCTTCTATATGTCACCATATAGTTCAGCATACATTTTCACCATATCAATATTGACTTAGGTGTCGAACACTCGTGGGAGAGTTATATTCTATACTTTTTTGCATTAAAAAAGCATAGGTTCATCTCCTATGCGTTACGGTGATAATTAACTTTTAAATTAATTATTTACCTCGGTATTGTCTTTTGTTAAAAGATATCTACCGATTTTGCTCGATTATCTATGCTACATTTCTGTAGCTAGGGGCAACTATATTACCCATAAGTCCAGATTTAAACCTTCCCATAGCTTCATCAAAAGGCATATCTGTAACAGCAGCTAAATCTGCAACTAAATTCATAGTTTCACCGCTTAAATTAGATGTCTCTTTAGTTGTTAAACCCATATTCTTATAAAATGTAGACATTGTTGTTGCACTGTTTTTATATTGTTGACTTGTTAAACCTATAGATTTCGCATTCTTAGCGTTTGCATCTATACTCTTTTGAATAGACTTGTCTAAATTATTGTATAAGAATTGTTGTCCTGCTACCTCGGCACTCCAGTTTGCACCTGCCATAACTATCCCGCCTATAGATGTTACTATACCTGCACCTATTGCGGTCATTGTTTTTCCTGTTGAAACTAAACCTTGACTTACATTACTAACAAAATCTCGATTTATTTTAGAACCACTTGAACTCATTTTAGAGTCAGTGTTATTAGCTTCTTGTTGAACATTCTTTAATCCTTGTATAGCTTTGTCCTTATCTACGTTAACAGTCCAGGACATATTACCTAATTCACTCAATTACATCACCTCTTTTTCAAAACTAAAAGATGATAAAATATCTTGGCTTTCTTTAATAATCTCATCTCTAGTTTTATGGTTATTTTTAACTTTGGTGATATTTACCGTTCTACATTTATCCTTATATTCTTTAAATGGTATAAACTTCTCAGACATTAACATTTGACTATTCCAAGTCATATACAATCTATCATCAAAGTACTTCTCTACAACAGAATCGATTAAATCTATAACCGAATCTAAATCTTCATCTAATATCTGAAAGTAACAGTTATGTTGTGCAAGAATCCCTTTCAGGACATTATCCCCTACTTGTTCATCTTCTTGAACAAACCCTGAAAAGACTTCGAGTTAAATACGGCCATTATCATTTCTACAACCTCATCTATTTCCTTTTCCTCTATTTCCTTCTCTTTTACACCATATATAGTAGCCATAGTTTTATTAAACTCTTTTTCAACTTCTGGTAATTTTTCTATTATATCAAAAGCAAATTCTATACCTGAGTCATTTAAAACCACATCTATATCAGATATTTGTTTGGCTATATCAACATGTTCATTTAGTAACCTCATAGCAACTTCTTCTGTTATATCCTCATCTTTATTTTCATTTCTGGAATATAACTCTCTAAATAACATATCTTTCTTAGCACTTAACTGCATCTGTTCTTTAGACATTTTTATTATCTTATCTTTTATATTCATTTTCTTTATCAATCCAAGTAGTGCGAAACCTATTTTAGTTGTAATCTTTATATCTTTCATATATTTATTTCATCCTCTCTATATTTATTTAATAAAAAAGACTAGAAATTAATCTAGTCTCTAAAATTTGATATTAGTTTTATTTAGTTGGAGCTTTAGGATAATAAACATCTATTGGCATTTCATCAGATCCTATAGTATAAGCGCCTACAAACGCCATTTTAAATCCTGCCTCTTCTCCATCTTTTTGTTCAAATGCTAATCCTTCTCCGTTGTAAGCATTCTTTATATGTATTATGCATGGTTCATTAGATTTATATAGTTTACCAACTAAAACTAAGTCCTTATGATTTAGTTTCATGCTAGGTATAAACTTATCAAATTTAGTGGATGATGTTTTATCTTTTACAAATCCACTGGCTTCAAGAACATCAGATGTTATTTCTAAAGCCTCCGTTTCTGCTTTAACTTCCCAACATAAAACCCTATCCATATCAGCTATCTTCTTACCTTTTCTACCATTAAACTCTATTTCTCTTATATTTGGTTTGGCTTCAACTTTTAGTCCACCTCTAGTAACACCTAAAACCTTCTCTTCAGTTAAAACAGTTGTAAAATCGTCTGGGTTAGACATATCTATATCGCCATAATAAACCGTAGCAACATCTAATAATAATTCTTTCATTTTATCACGTCCTTTTTAGTATTTATTTAAGTTGTAACTTAATATCCAATGTTCATATTCATCATCTTTAGCATCTATTAACCAGACTGGTTTTTTAGTTACTCTGATATTATTTATTATTTTTTTATTAGTTTCTTTATCAATTGTATCAACTAGGAATAATAATTCATTGAGTTTAGACTTTAATGACACAAGATGAACATCTAAAGTTATAACATCCTTATATTCATAACCTAAAATTGTATTTAATTCAAAATACATCCCTACTTCATTATCATAATCAAAGTCTAAAGGTAACTCTTCATTAAGACATTCATGAAATGTATTTAAATGCTTTCCTATTTTTTTTATGGTGTCTATCATTTTAAACACCTCCTAAATTTCTTTCTAATATAGCTTTAAACTCACCTATTTGAGACTCCATTGACCTTCTAAAATGAGGTCTTCCACCTCTATTCGTTGGTTTGAACTCTAAATGTATGGCATAGTCTAATGTTGTACCTATTGTTACACTAAAATTATCTGTTATATATGTGTAACTACCTCTTAACTTTCCGGTATCAACAGGACAATTAGCCTTTACCTCTGCAACTCCTACTATTCCCATTTCCTTTAAAGACTTTTTTATAGCCTCTCTAATCTTATTTATAACTTGATCTGTATTATCGATTATCATTTATGACCCACTAAAGAATATATTTTATACTCAATCCAATCTAACTTTTTATCAATTTTATAAAGTTGACTATTAAACTCTATAATAGAATTTAAGTCAATGTCATCATCACAAAACATTATAAAAATACTATTAACGTCTTCTCCAAAAGTTTTCTTTATAATTTCAAATGTGGAAGGTTGAATATCGCAATCAATTGCCTTGTCTATTATAAATGTATCTACTTTTTGGAATAAATCGTTAGTAATAGTAGATTTTTTCATTAAGTTAACTTTAAAGTCATAAAACATTACATTAGCCTCAAACTAGGACATGGCAATAACTGTACTAAATCTTCTGTTATCATAAATGGATTAGAAATTGTATCTGAGTATGTAATACTTCTTTGACCTTGAGACTGAGATTTTATATTTCTATTTATAGGTTTGGAATAGTATTCTTTTGCCCTTCTTACAAGCTCATCTACTACAAAGCTTATAATAGCGTTATTTTCATCTATAGAATCTTTATTTAAGTATTCCTTAATGGACTCTAAAGCTATAAATTTGAATCTTTTTTCATCTATGAGCATAATAAACACCTACTTTCTAAATAAAAAAGAAAGCAGATATTACTCTGCTCCCTTAGTTCTTTTACTTCTAGTTTTAGAGCTAGAAGATAGCGTTTCAGCTACCTTTGTCACTTAAGCTCCTATAGTATAAGTCATTCCTACTATTCCCTTTGGTCTTAATACTTTTGCACCATATACACATAATCCTCTAACAGCTTCACTGAAAGCAGACTCTAATCTTAAGTGTTCAACCTTATCTAATATCTTGTCATATCCTAAAGCTGACTTATGCATAGCAAATATTTTTCCTCCTGGTAATTCTTCTGATGATATAACTTGTAATCCATTTATTTTTTGCCCTTCAACAACTCCATTTTCAAGCACATTTGGATTTCTAGTGAATCTATCATCTTTAGATAATAACCCTAATATCTCAGAGTTAACTATTACGAATCTGTTAGCCTTTGGAACTTTATTCTTAGATAATGCAGTTCCCATGTCTACTATTAAATCATATATGTTAGTCTTGTCTATTGATCCCCCTGTTATAGTCTTTCCTGCTTCTGATATAGCTTTAGTAAATACGTCCCCATCAACTTGAGCTGCCATATCGAAAGAATCTTGTTCTACAGTAGCTTGTAAAACTGGTAAATTAGTTTGAACTGCTTCTACGTCTGACATAGTTGCCGCAAAGTACCTCTTTTTATCAAATATTAATTCTACATCTGTAGTCGTTGCATCTGTGTATTCTACTTTACCTGCATACTCTTTCACTCCTGATCCAACAGCAGTTGAGAATATTACTTTTTCACCTTTTTTCTCAGTTGGCTTTACACATATAACGTCTGCCACAGATACTCCGTTATATTGCTTTAATATTGTTGCTTCCCATAATGTTCTTTTGAATCCCATAAATTTTCACCGTTATAGCCCTTTTGGGCTATCCTTTCTTTTCAATTAATTTTTTAATATAAACTTTCTTTAGTTCCTAAGTTTAAAGGCATAAAAAAAAGACCTAATTTGTTTTTAAGGTCTTATTGACTAAAATTTATTTAACATTTCCATAACTTGCTCCGTTGACATATTATCAGCACTATTTAATAAATCTTCGTATGAGCTACCTGTTGAATTTCCACTCGGAGGAGTATAACTTGTATTCGATACTCTATCCTCTACATTCTTATCTATATAAGACTTCATAGATTCTTCGAACAAAGATATATTAGCATTAGTTACTTCCTCATCATCAGCTAATAAAAAGTCTATCATTTTTGATGGTATATTCTTTTCGACTAAAGTATCTTTAAATTTAGCTGTCATTTCTGCTCTATTTTTTTCTTTTTCTATAGCTACAAATTTAGCTTCTAATTCTTCTATTTTTAATTGTTCTGGAGTTTTAGCAGGATTTCTCTTTAATAACTCCGCATCTATTAGTTTTTGCATATCATTTTTCTTAAAGTTCTCTAATGCGGTTTTTATTGATTTCTGGCTATGCTTATCCTTTTCAGAGTCTAACCAACTTTTAACTTCTTTTATTTCAATCAAATCTACATCTTCTTCTATATTCTCTATTAATTTTAATAATTCACTTTTTTTCATATTTTTCACCTTTCCACCGAACGCAAAAAGCCTTCGATACAAATTTCAATTTATTATGTATAAATACTCAAACAGTCTTATAAAACCTCTTAAATCGGCTATAACAGTCTTATATTATAGGTTATTTTTCTTCCATTTTTCATAATCTGTATAGTCAATATGTTTTCCAATTGTAGTATTGTCTCTCCTATTTTTAGGTTTCCATTCTCTACTAGGTATTAATACCATGCATGACCTACAATTAGGATGTAATGGTGGCAATGGTTTGTTTGTATCATCTACTTTAAATACTTTACCATCATATCCTCTACATTTTTTAGATGTTTTATTGTCCAAGGTAGCCATAAATAGCATCCATTCTATGCCTTGTTGTTTTGCAAATTCTTCATTAGCTGCTTCTTGACATCTACATATTTCTGTTTCTGTTAACCTTTTAGAGCAATAAGCATTATTTCCATAACTCCCCTTCACTTCTCTATATATTTTGTTAACAGATATTCTTCCATTTAAGAAATCATTAATCATACTTTTCAAATCTTTTTCTATTTGTTTTTTATTCTTCCATAATCTATCACTCCATATTTTCCCATCAACAACCGTATTTATTATTTTCAATAACTCTTTTTCTGTGAGCACTGAAACTTTAGCTATAGTTCCTAGTGACAAAATATAGTTTCTTAAATTGTAAGCTTCTTTAGTAACGATTTCTAAAATATTTCTAGTATTCTCTTTTTCTAATTTAATCTCTTCTTTTAGAGAATTATTAATCAGTTTATTTAATTCTTGTTTAAGTAGTAGTCTATCTTTAGTACTTAATCTTAGAACACCTTCATGAATATCATACTTTAACATTATTAAAGCTAGTTCATTAAGCAATTTATCTTGATTTTCTCTTTGAAGTTTATATATCTTCTTTAGCTCTATATCAGATAATTCATATCCTAATTTATTTGCTTCTAGTATTAGTTGTAAAAAGAGATTATTCATCTAAATCATCTTCTTCTAGTAATTGGTTACCTTCTATAATAGACTCTTGTTCTGATTTTATTTTTACAAGTTCATTTTTAGCATTTTCTATGAATGATAATTGAGATAATCCAGTTTCAGTTGATAATTTATCACCTAACTGCGCTATTATTTGAGCCATCATCAAGTCATCTTGAGGTATATTTGGAGTAAACTTAATTTTTATATCTCTATAATCATAATTTTTATTAAACATTATCTTTAAGTAAATGAATAATACCTTTAATCTAGTTTTTATACAATTGTTTAAGGCCTTCTGATTTAACTTACACTTTTCTTCTAATGATATAAGTCTACTTCTTAATGCTAAACTAGAAGTATTTGACTGCATTTTTTCATTATGATTAATATGTGATGTTAACTGATACATTTTATCTTCTACTGTATTTAAAGTGTTCTGTATAAATGCATCATTAATATTCTTAATCAACCAGTCTGCACTACCATTTTTATCTTTTATTTGAATAATACCTAATCGTTTCATTTTCTTAGCATCTTCTTCTTCAAGTTGTACACCTGTTAGTTTCAGATATGCAGTTCTAAAGTCACTTATTTCATTAGATATATCAGATAAATTAGTTTCATAACTATCTTGTAACCCTTTTATATCATTATAGATTGTATCTTTTATACCTTCTTCACTTAATTCAGCTAATCCAACCGGAATCATACCAAATATATGTAGAGTAGGATCTTTTACTTTATTAAATTGGCTATCTAAGTGATATATAAACTTATCATCATATACATCTATATAGTCTTTATCTTCTAAAGTATAACAATGAGCAAAATATAATAATTCATCCTTCTCATTTTTAACAGTAAATGCATTTCGTGGACTTATAACTTTAGCATATAATTCTTTATTAGCAATATAATATAATTCGTAAGCCAATCCATATAAAATCATGTTTTTTGATAATATTGAATCGTGATCTTCTTTCCAACATTCTAAGTAATAATCTATATCATTAACTATAGAATCATTTGAAGACTTACTTATATATGTAATGTCATTACCAACTGAATAACTTACCTCTTCTTTTACAAATTTTTTTAAGAAATTAGTATTGGCTTTATTGTTATTTCTCTCAGTAATCATTTTATAATTCTTCATTGCATCTGTATTGCCTTTGTAATATTCATAGGCCTTAATATAATCAGATTTTTTAATCGCCCATCTATCATAATTTTTCTTTATTAACTCTATATTCATCTATTCACCACCTGTTTTTGAACATAAAAATAAGTTCCTAAAATAGTAAACTTCTATCTAGCAACTTTATCTTACCTATAACTTCTATATTATCTACCCTATTTGCAAATTCTGCTACTATATCGATAGCATCATCATGTAGAGTATATTTTTGTCCTTGAAACTCTAATATTTGTTCTGTAAATTCTTTATTATTGTTGGCAAATATTATTTGTCCGTTGTTCACATTATCTATAATCGTAGATATTTTCTCATCTTTATTCTTTCGCTGCATCTCATTTATAAATTCTAAGCTTCTATTAACTAAATCAGATTCTTTTTCTATTAACTCTTTAATTTTATTAACATCAGCTCCCTGGAAAGTATTTTTTTCAATATAGATATGAGTTATATCCTCGTATTGTTTTAATAATTCTATAACCTTTTCGCAATACTCATTAAAAGTGAACTTATTTAATGTCATATCTCTAATATATTTAAAGTCATTATCTGCAGATGAACCTACTATCATTGCAGTAAAGTCACTTCGCCTAGTCTGAGTTGATGCTGGATCTATACAAAGCATAGTTTTAATAAAATTATGTTCTTCAATTTCTTCTGTAGTTTGAGTTCTAATAGACTTAAACCATTTTTCACCTATACTCGTAGCGTCGTTCATCATCTCCGACATAAATGCTTGTCTGTTTTCCCAATAAGAAATAGCTATATCATTAAAACAATCCCATTTTTCTTCCCATAGTAGTGGAAATTTCATCTTATCTATATTATTCTCATAAAATACTTTAGCGGTAAACTTAGCATTACTATCTTTATCATTAAAGTAAAGTTTTTTACACTCCAACCATAAAGGACTTTCTAGTATATCTTCGACCGTTTGATCTTGGCCTAATACAATAGCTCTTTTAAGCACTGTATAATAATCCTTATTTCTACTTAATCTACTTATTAAGCAATCATTATGTAATACAGTACCTATTGATATTATCTTAGTAGCAGATTTAACTTTCTCACCATCCCTATAAACAGCAGTATCTCCTACTTTTTCTATTTCTTTAGACCATCTATTAAATTTTTTCTCTCTTGAATCATCAGAGAGTATATCTTTTTCATCTTGATAGTCATCCGCTATAACAGTCGATGGTCTTATACCTTTAAAGTTAGCACCACGCACGGAGCTTGCAGATCCAACTGCTCTTATATAACTGCCATTTGCAAATTCTATTTCACCTGCATTAACCTTATATTTTTTAGAATTTATTAATTTTCCGAACTCGTTGATTATCATTTTATTTTCTTTGAATACTTTCTTTATAGAGTCTATAAACTGACATGCATCATCGTCCTTCTTAGCTCCTAATAATATAAACTTTGATTTCTGATAGGCTATAAGCCAAATAGATAAAGCTAAATCACATACCGTTGTCTTTGCCATACCCCTTGGACATACTATATTAAGCTTATCAATTTTATCATCTACAAATACAGAATTTAATATATCCCACATTTCATAGTGTGTAGGTGATAACTCTCTAGCTTCATTTCCATCTTTAACTACAAATATGTCTCTGAGATAGTACAAACAGAAGAATGATATATCTCTTTCACCTAATGATCTTGCTATACTATCCAGTCTATCAGTATTATTTCTTATTGCAGATTCTGCTATTTCTTCATTATAATGTTTGGATAGATATTTATTCAATATATAGACATTGTATTGATCATTTTCTAGTTTTAAGCCATCATAATATATCAAACTCTACATCACCCCCTCAGTTTAAAAAATATTAAGAAATTTTATATAGGTTATCGTAGCCATATACACAATTTCAAAAATAGAAGTGTACCCACCTTATCTTTAATTTCAACTATTCCCTAAATACTGTTTTTCGGTATAGTTAAACAAACGTTGAAATTTCAATGTGTGTATTTTTATTCTTCTATTGAGTCTCCGTACTTTATTTATTTAAGTTGTATTAAACTCTATTAAAGTAAACTATAGCTTTGCTTATGTTAAACTATTTAAAGTAGATTCATATTATAATAACACTTTACTTAACTTAAATAAGTTTCATCTTTGCTATCTTCTTTAATAGCTTGATCTAATATACTTAAATCAAATTCCTTCTTATCTTCTTTATTGTTGTCTGTAGTTATCTCTGTCTTAGTTGTAGTATTTCCAAGTACTCTATTGACCAGGTATTGAAGAGCATCTAGTTTATTCTTCTCTGACTTGCCAGTTAAAGCTATCTTCTCTAATTCTTTAATATAAGTCTCTAAACTCATAGCTATACTCTTCTCTGATTTAGTTTTAATATCATTGACGAATCTGTCCACTTCGGCCTTAAAATCCTTCTTCTCTTTCCAATCATATACAGTCTGTCTACTAACCTTACAAAGCTTTGCAATATCAACAATCTTTTCACCTTTTGCTACTAACTCAGCAGCATATCTTTGTTCTTCTGTAAGCACATTTTCACCCCTTACATATTTACATAATTTATCCTTCTACAGTCTCCCAAATCACCATAGGATTAGTCTCTATTTGATTTAATCTTTCTGCTAAACATGAGTAAACTTTACCATCTAAACCTCTTCTTGCATCCTTTACTTCTAAATCAATTGTATCTTGAGCTAATGCAGAATTTACTCTATCATCAACTTCATTTAATTTATTATCTACATTAGTAATCAAAGTATCTTTAGAATTATTTATATCTACTATCTTATTATCAATTTCAGACATTCTATTAGCATGTTCTTCTACTCTAGCTTTCTCAGAACTAATTCTATCACTTTCATTAACTACTCTTTTTTCTTCATTCGATTGTACGCATTCTTCTACTGTTCTAACATTATCTACTAGCTTTATTAATAAATTGTAATTACTATCATCAACTATAGTATCATCTATTTCTCCGCACAATGCTTCTCTAACTGTATATCTAAATTTACTACTATGTGATATATCTTCTCCATTTTTCATTTCTATTTCTACTTCATAATAACCATCATCAATCGTACATTCTATAGGTAGATTTAATTCAGCTACTCCGTTTGAAGCATCTACTATATCTAAAATTTGTGGAGTTATTAATGTATTAGGCTTTTGAATATTGGCTATAAACGAACAGCCAGTTATATCAACCTTTTTACCATTTTCTAAGAAATCTATGTATATATTTGATACATTTCTATCTTTATCAGCAAATACTATACCTTCACTTTCTACTTTTCCCGATTTTATATCGAGTTTAATCCTATAATCTTTATCTAATACACTCATCTATTTCTCCTCCTATTATTTCTTTATTTACATCTAATTTTTTTAACACTTTACAATATTCGGATGGGTTTACCTGTCTTAATATTTCACTAAAGATTATTACCTCTTTACTATCAGTTAATTTGTTAAAAGTAGCATGGTTAACATGATTTTCAGATATATTTACTCCATACTTATCTAATGCTGAATAATTACCTTCAAATGCCTTTTGTATATCTAAGATAATATTTATAAAATTAGATACCTCCGTATTATTTTCATTTGTTTTTATAGTCACATTACCACAGCTATCTATATGTAACGTTGTGTTACCATTTTTATCTGTTATTCTTATTTCATTGGATTCTAGCATCTATATTAACTCCTTCATTATCTTATTTTCATCTTCATTTATAAAACCAAGTACTGACAGTGTGCTATAATTTTTCTTTACAAACTCTTTTAAGTAGTTATTCTTTACATCTGCACATATTAAATCTTCTAATAATTCTTTATTGTTTAAGTCCGTGTCTTTATCAATATTAAAATAGTTACTTATCATCTCGTTCGACTCTAACATTAAAATATAAGATATCCCTCGATTTTCTTCACCGTTAAATTGCACACTAAAGCTAGTTATACTTTCTTTTATTTTTTGTAAATTCATATTTTACCCCTTTCACTTTTTATTTTGATTGGCATGTAGTTTTTAATTAGATAGAGAACTACATAAACTCTATATACAACAAGAAAAATAGAATAATTCAAACCTTATAAGATCTAAATTATTTTACAAATAAGTACAAAAAAAAGAGATGGTTACCAGCCATTCTCTCTAACTTATTAATGTAATTGGAGGTACATTTTTAAGAGATATGTACCAAAACTCATATATAAATTAAAGGAGGAATCTATTTTATGTCTCAAAATGTCTTTACTACGCTGTCTTATTTAGTTTATTGTCTTTAAATAGTTTTATAAGCCATTGTTGTCCTTTCCCTGTTATAACTGTCTTGAATCCTATTTTTTCATTTTTTATATACTCTATAACTTTAAAGTATCCTTGTTTTACATACCTTTGATATGGCTGATTGTGATTTACTCCCGTCATTAAAACATCTTCATTTCTAAGTAGCTCAAATAATTTATTTCTCCCTATTATAATACCTTCATTGCTTAATATCTTAGAAAATGCATTAAAGTCTACTGTATCATTACTTCTCTGAACTGTTTCTGCAAATTCTACTTTATCTTTATCTTTTTCTATTTTTTGTAATAGCGGCCTAGTTTCTAATGCTACAAGTTGTTTATGCGCTTCTATAGAACCTATTCCGCCAACCATTAACTTGTATGCAAGTTCTTTCTTTAAATCTTCATCAGAGTTTATAATTTCCCTCATAGCAAAATATTGTTTTCTAATTTGCTTTCTTATTTCTTTTGCTTTGTTAGTTCTCATTAGCATAACTAAAGTCATATAACCTTGCTCGCTTAATAAGTATATATTTTGTGACTTTGATATTTGCATTTTGTTCATTCCTAGATTTTCTAAATTGTAGTCGATAGTATCGACCACTTTTAAATCTACTATGTCTACACCTTCTTCAAACTCATCAATATTGCTATTTATTAATTCATTGATATGCTTAACTTCTGTATCATGTATTTCTGCTATTGTCTTTGATAGCATAACCTTTTGATTACTTCCAAATCCACCTTCTATTACTGGTACTTCAATTCCTAAAATTTCTGTTGTTCCTGTAACTTTTAAATCTCTTTTCATATTATCTATACCTCACATTTTAAAGTCTCTTGGACTATTATTTTGAATTGGTACTAGATTTTTTGGATAGAAACCTAGCAAAACTATATAAAGGGAGATTAAAAATGAGTAAAAAGTATGTTTTCTACATCATTTAAAAACAACATAACAAATCGAAAAAAGTTGATACCGCTACCACCTTATTTCTAGACTTTTAGCCCGTCTGAGAGTCATCAACTCACTATATAAATAAAAAGGAGGTTAGAAATATGAAAAATAAAAATAAGATGTTATGCTGTTTTTAAATCATATAGAAAAATTGGAGGACTAGAATCAATACATATATCAATCCTAGTCAATGTCAAAAATTTGCTGAAAAACTATACAAAGGAAATATAGTCTTCTCGTTCACCTTTTTCATGTGCGTAGCTGCGGTAGCAAAAGCAAGCACACTATATTAATTCATTCATTAAATTATTGCATTTTAATATACTTAAATATTTATTAAATTCACCACTTGTCTTAAATTTAACTCCTAGCTTATTAGCCACCTCTTGTTGTCTATAACTCAATCTATACCTTTTCCAATCAGCATCTTTATAAAAACTCTTAACTCCATTTTTCTTACAATAATCTTCTATACCATTTAATAGATTATCTATGTCTTCATCACTAAACTCTAAAGTTAGTTCATTACTTTTTTTATTAACCTTAAATACTTTATGATTATTAAACTTTATTAAATATAAATCATGATCTATATCGAAACTTAATATATATACTTGTTTTCCTTTAATTTCAGTCTCAAACCAATCTAAATTAGAAGTCAATAAATTCATCTTCATCATCCTCCAATTCAAATTCAAGTCCATCTTCTTTCATTTTAGATATTATAAAAGCCTCTACTCTAATATCTTTTTCTTCCTCGGCCAAATAATAGTCTTCTATTAACTCATCTACAGCATTTTCTATTTCAGTTACTTCATCTCTAAATTTACTTATATATTCTTGTGCTAATATTAAATCTATTTTCATAATTTCTACCTTCTTTCAATTAAATTTTTACATAAAAAAAGAACCCTATTATGAGTTCCTTATCTTCTTTTGGGCGTAAACGATAAACCTGTTTCCACCCTCGCACGAACCTAAAAATCAAGGTTCTTAGCGAAAATTTTTTATTTTAATTTAAAGGGGGACACTTTTAATCCTATTTTTTGGGATATCTTGCATTTCTATATTAATATATATAGTAATACACTTTTTCCCAATATTTAGCCCTAAAAGTGTCCCCTCTATTTATTTTACTACCCTATTCTTTTAATCACTTTCCAAACGGTATGCTTTTTCCCTTGTCTCTTAACTCTTTTAGCATCATTATTTGTTATTTCAAATGGTAAATTTTCATCTTTACAGTATCCAGTTAAAGTATTAAATCCTAAAGTCTTAGATTTCAACCCACACTCCATAAATTTATTCTTTAGTTCATCTTGTTGTTCTTCAAATAATAAGATACCTACTATTTCATCTAAATAACTATATAATTCTTCGTTTCCTCTCATTTTATCATCTTCTTTACTAATATATTTTCTATACTCTTCATCTAATTCTTTATAATACTTTTCAATATTATTATTTTTCATATATGCTCCTATATCTCTAATATCAAATATCCAAGTTCCATAATGTTTTGTTTTATGCACTACATATCCTAATTTATCTATATAATCCAATACTTTTTTAATCGAAGGTTCTCTAGTCATATTAGGATACTTGATTCCATATAACTCTACTATTTCTTTTCGATCTTCTTTAGATAGCTCTTTATTTAAGTATTTTCTATCTAAAAATTTATCGTTTTTACCTTTTATCAAGTTAGGTATATAAATTTCACTATCTAATATTATATTTTCAGCATATTTACCTTTACCTATCCTATTATAAACTCCATCACCCCATCCATCTTCAGAGTATATACATTTAACATATAGCTCCTTTATATTATGTCTCACTCTATTACGAGCTTGTATCCAAGTATAATCTTTTACATCATCTACTACTACATGTTGTATTCTATCATCGTATAAGTTCCATCCAGTTTCATATGCTGCATTAACTATTAAAACATCTAAGTCATCTGGTAGAATACCTCTATTTATTTCACTACTTCCTTCTAATAATTGAGTTCTAAGTTTGATTTGATGATTATTCATAACTAAATCATTCTTATTCTTAGCTCTCTTAGAACATAACCACTCAGCTTTAATTCCATATTTAGCAAATAATTCTTTATATTTCTTAGATGTTTTGTTGAAATTAGTATAAATTAGTAGCTTTTCTCCTTTTCCAAACACTTCATCTTTTCTTGATATATATTCCTTTATTATATTAGGCGCATAATTTATGTATTTTTTCTTATCTTCTATATAGCTCCTAATCTTCTGCAACTCTTCTTTTCTGAATAAAACTTTACTCTTAACACCGTTCTTATCTAACTTATATTCTGTATTTACTAAAGTAGCAGTTAACCCTACCATTAATGTATTATTGTCTATTATTTTCTTAATATTTTTAATTACAGTTCCATATTTATATTCATTTTTATCATTATCAAATTTATCGGCGTATATTGGCAAATTGTGAATCTCATCAAATACAATTAAGTTAAAATCTTCAGTTATTATTTTTTTACAATTATCCTGTTTTAATAAATCTCCTAATAGTGAATATGTGATAACTAGCATTTTCCCACATTTACATTCGTTTTCTATCAGTTTATCAAATGAATAATTTTTCATAGCTTTCTTTAGTTCGCCTTCGGATAATTTTTTAACTCTTCCTTTATTTTTCTCATCTAACAAATTAGAATCTACCAGTGTTGACGTATCACATACCATCATACATTTATCTAAATTATAGCTAAAGTTGTATCCTGATTCTTCTATATATTTAGTTGAATTATCTAATAACTCATCAAATATAAAGCTAGTCTTTCCAGATCCCGCAGGAGCATTTATTAAGTTTAAAACTCCATATTCTAATTTTTTATCTTTCATCGCTTCGGATAACCATAATTTTTCTTCATTCATAACATATACCCCTTCATAATAAATTTTTATAAATTACTTATTTCTTGTACACCACTTTGAAAATACTTCTTGAGATTCCTCTCTATTAAAAATCATATATATATTTCCAGTTCTTTCATTTACACCTGGTTTTATTGGTACTAATCCATTCTCTATGTAAAACTTGCTTTGTTCCCAGTTATATATATAAATTAACGCTTTCTTGTCCATATATCCCTTACCTCCTAAAATTTGTTCGTTCACCCTTTTCATATGCCAGAGTTGACGTAGGCAACTGGGCATACAATAAGAATAATAAAGGGCTAAGAAATTAATCCTAACCCTCTATACTCTTACATACATTTCAATATAAGTCTTTTTAAATTTAACTGAATCTAATTCATAAATTCCATCATAAGGAACGACTGTATTTTCATAAATTTTACCCAATGAAATTCTAGTTTTATCTTCATTTTCATACCTGAATGCTTCTCCGTTTTCAACAACTATATGTGTTAATCCATCTATAACATCTTCATTTAACTCCATACCCCTTATATCAGTTTTTACTATAACACTAACCTTTTTAGACACTGCTGAATTGATTAATTGATCTTTCCCCAATGTTAACTCTTTTAGTTCAATGTCTGTCTTCTTATAGTTCTTAAATAAGAATCTATTATCTCCATTAGTACATTCAACATATATACTACCTTTTTTATTATTCTTTTCTAATAAGTAAGCATCTAGTTCATCAAATAAAAACTTCATTATAAAAGTTGATGTTATATTAACTTTATTTCCAAATTCATCCTTCTTATTTCCTTTAACATCTCCAGCAGCTCTTAATATTTCTTTTTTTGTGTAATGCCCTTTTATTTCATTTTCATATCTTTTTTGTATATCTAACTCTATCTTAGCCACTTTAGGTTTTCTTTCAAAAACACATCTATTAAATTCATCATCTGTATTTTCTTTAAACTCTTTATCGACTTTATATCTTATATCTGTTTTTTTAGTTTCACTTAATTCTGCTAGTGTTATAGACTCCTCTAGTTTTGCTCTCTCTTCATGCCAATCATTATTTAATTTAGTTAATTTCTCTTTTAATTCATCCGGTACCTCTGCATTTATTTCTTGTAATAGCTCTATTAAATATCTATCTCTATACTTTTTATCATAAAGTTCTCTGGCTTTATATCCATATTTTTCATTTATTCTTCTTGCAAAGTTATTTAATAGTGTATTAGAGTCTTGAGTATTTCTATATTCAACAGTTTTATCTAACTTCTTATATTTTGCGTGGTATACAAATCTAGGCTTTAATTCACCTTTATTTTTAATGTATTCATCTATAAACTTTAATTCTTCATCTATTTTTAATCCTGTTTTTGGACTATCAATAGCTTTCATTTGAGCATAAAGAAGGAAATATAAATTTACCTTTTCATTTTTGAAGTTATTTAATACATTCTGTCTATGATCTTCTATATCATAAGGTTCTTTCTCACATTTAGATATTCCTAACTGGTAGTCTCTTTCGGTAAATTTATGTATATCCTTTTCATTTATTCCTTCCATATCTTTATATTTATTATATAAAGTTTCTCTTATTCCAAATTCGGACATTAGTACATTCTCACATCTCCATTCTGGAAGTTGTTTATGCATACGGTTACTACATATTGATCCTACGTTGCTCAATTCCCCTATTTTATTTCCTCTACCTTCTACTATTGCTTGATATAAGTTTTCATCAGTGTATATTTCCTTATTAGAACCACCGTCGAATTGATTTCTAAAGTGCCATATAGTACCATCTATTACATCTTCTATTACTGAGTTGTATATTATATCATTATCTATACATAAAGTTATATCTAGGTCTTCATCCATCCCACTTTGCCTCATCATATTGTCATCGAAAGCATAGAAAATTATATCATTACTTAGATGCCCAAAGTATTTATCTAGTAATTTATTCTGTGCCAACTCGGTTTTTATATTTTCTCCAGGACTGTTTAAAGGACATCTGGCTAATACGAGCTTACCTATTTCACCTGGTACATAGTTAGTATTTTCTTTTAGTCCATTTTTAGATATTTTTCCTAGTAAATTACCTTTATCATCATATTTGGGTTCTATAAGTGAATCTATATAACTAATCGGATCTTTCATAGCTGTTTTATAATTGCTATTATTTAGGTAAATGCTTGCGCCTGCTAACATGTGGATTTTTTTATTAATTAAGTTATCTACTACATTTTTAATCATTTTAGTTTCATTGAATTTTTCATCATGTTGCAAAAGTCTATGAGCTTTTGTACTAGCAGATAATTCAGTTTGATTTTCTCTTGCTATATCACCCATTAATATTCTTCTTGTAGCTAAATCTCCTTCAATAGCTTTCTTGTATATATCTTCACTTTCTTCAGCTATTTTATTTAATTCATCAGCAGTTAAAGCTAAGTTACCTATTACTTGATAGTTACTTTCACATACATTGTCAGCTTTTTCTTTTGAATATTTAATTATGTATAAGCTCTCAAATAATTCTTTATATCTTTCATCTTTATTAGCAAATTCATTTATTGATTTTTCATATTCCTCATAACTATCGAACCATTTAGCCCATTTGCACTGAGATTCATTCATAATTATATCTACTTTAAAAATATCGTGTTTTTTACCCCATCTATCAGCTATATATAATTCCTTTAATCCATGTTCTTCTCTTAAATATTTTTTGAAGTCAAACTTAATTAATAAGCCTTTACTTTGCAATCCTGATTCTCTTATACCTATCCAACTTAAAGAGTAGTCTATATTTGCTTTATGTTTATCATTTAATTGTTTCTTTATTTTATTTATTAATTCAGGACTTATAAACCCACTTCCATCCATAGCTATATGAGTTATGGGATCTTCTTTTTGATCTTCTATTGTAAATCTTTCTAATGCTGCATTTTTATCTCCTGCCTCATACGCTAATTTAACTTTATCTAAGTCTAATACATCTATTTCTTTGCCATTTTCATTCTTAACTGTCTTTGAGGGAAACTGTAAGTAATTATTTGCAAACTTATAAGTCATTTCAGGTAATATTATCCTTTTTATCCCTGGTAAATGTACTTTTTCACCAGATGATAGCGCCAAAGATATTCTAGCTATTATATCTTTATTTATACATAGTTCAGTACCCTTTTTCTTTTCTATATTTCCTAACGAAATTACATCTTCAAATACATCTTTAAATTCTTTGTATGTATCTTCTATAAAAAATGCTTCTGATTCAGTTTTAAATTCCATATCTGCTTTTTTCATTAATCCCGCACTTGTACATAGATAAACATAATGATTGTTATCAAAATCTATACCGTTTTCCAATACATCTAAAGCATCATCGTCGCTTTGAGGTATGTGTACTTTTATAATTTCTTCTATGTTTTCCCCTAATCTGTACTCTTGTTTGTTTAATTCATTGCTCATATAGATTTCAAATATATCTAACATGAAGTTACGCCCTAATGTAATAGTTCCCTCAGCATTTACATCCGTTTTCAATTCAAACTTCCTATCTTTTTGATATACTTCCCTAATTTTTATTTGTTCCAATATTCTTACCTCCAAATTATTTTTATATTTAATAGCCGTTGTATTCTACGACACCCTTTCACTTTATATACCCTGTAACGGTTCTATATCGTATCGTTTTTTCCCCACCTTCACTATATACCTTATAGGTGACGATATATGGCAACTATTTTACTTGCATCAATATATATACCCTATAACCTAGTGTATTCATGGTTATTTTTGGACACCACTAACTTACCTCCTTCACTATATATAGGTTATAACCAAAGAATTTCACAACTTATTTTGCCCCTTCACTATATATACCTTATAATCGTTCTATATCGTGGTTATTTTTATCGGATTTTACTTATACAATCTTTACATTGAGATTCTGTTATATATCGTTGTCCGCCATGTACAACCGTTGAAATACTAGCATTTTAAAAGCTTTATGCTATTTTTATTTTATATTCATTTACTACTAAATTTGGTAGCCACTCTAAATCTTTGTCATCATAATCATAAAATCTAGGTTCGTATTGTAGTAAAACTTGAAACTCTTGTTCTCCAGTTTTCAAAATAAATCTACCTATTGTATAGTAAATATTTACTGTTTCATATTTAATACTATAAACCTCTTCTAATTCTTCTAATTTGTCTATCAAGTTAATAAAATCTAATGCTTCATCTCCAACTTCTTTTAATTTATCCTTCATAAACTTTTTTATAGTGTTACTCATATTTTTCTTCCCCCTGTTTTTGTTGACATCTACAGAGTCTATAGCTTATAATCTACTTGCGAGGTAGGTGCTATAAGTTATATAACTGTAGTGCCTTTTTTCTTTTTTGGTATTTTTATTGAGGTGTGATTTCCCCACCCTTTCGAGTAGGGACTGTTTTACTTTTTCTTGATGATTATCTTATCATCCTCTAGTGTAACTTCAACATCTCTTTCTTCTGGTGTAATTCCTAATTGATCTCTAATCCAAGAAATAGGCAATGTTATTCTAGATGACATACTTCCTGAACCACCTTTATTAAAAGTTACCTTCAAGTCTCTGCTTTCTTTCATTTATGTTCACCTCTTAATTATATAATACTATCATTGTGACGTTACGTCAATATATTTCCCCTAACTTTCATAACATAAATATCGACATATTTTTACACATAAAAAAAGATAGTCAATTTAACTATCCCTTTCACTTTATATAGGTTGTAACTGTGCTATATCGTATCGTTTTTACTTGCATCAATACTTCATACAACCCATCTTCCGTTAAAAATAAACACTCTTGATTTTCATATTGACCGTTATATACATTATATATAGGGGTAACCTCTTTAATTTTTTCATCTTCATCAATATTTCTGACCATCTGACTTGCATTAGAGTTTTCTATCCACTGTTTTTCAACCATCATACTTCCAGCTTGAACACAATCCTTAAAAAGATGATTTACATTGCATAAACCATTCGTCTCGCTACCATCTACAAAGTTTATATTTACTTTATACTCCATATACCAATCCCCCAAAATTTATTTTAATACTTAATTCTACATAAACGCCTAGAATCCTCTATATTTTTCTTGTTGTATAAAATTATATTGATATGTTATATTAACCTGGAGGTGATGAAATGAAAGGAAGTGTTAGGAAAAGAAACTCAGGAAAATGGGAATACTATTTTGACATGGGCATTATTGATAGTAAGCGTAAGAAGAAAACTAAAGGCGGTTTTAAAACTAAATCCGAAGCAACAAAAGCATTGAGAGAGGCTATATCTTTATACGAGCAAGGGTTAGTTGCTGACAATAAAGTGCCTTATTATAGTGACTATTTAGATTATTTCTATGATAATTACATAATGCTTAATACTAAATATAGCACTCAATACTTATATAAAAAAATTATAGAGGTACACATAAAAAAAGACTTAGGTTTTTACAAGTTAAATAAATTAAACTCTTCTATATTACAAAATTATTTGAACGGAAAGTATAATGAAGGCTACAGTAAAAACTATCTTATTTCTATTAAGAATCTTTTAAATATGTCTTTAAGACACGCATGCAAAGTTAATAAGTATATACCCTATAATCCAGTTTCAGATGTTTCAGTTAATTTTAAGTTCAATAATAAACATATGGAAATAATATCTATTGATGATTTTAAATGTATAATTAATGACATTAGGCATAAAGACTATTATTATATTCCTCTATCAATAGGATTTTATACTGGTATGAGGTGCGGTGAAATACTAGCTTTAAAATGGGATAATGTTGATTTAGAAAATAGAATAATACACGTAAAGTACACATTAACAACTAAGCCATCAGGAGAGTATTTTTTAACTGATCCAAAAACTAAAAACTCAATTAGAAGTATCTATATAGGTGAAACTTTATGTAATATATTAAAAAACTATAAAGATAGACAATTATCAGAATATGGTTATAAAGAGTTTGTTTGTTGTAGTATAAAAGGTAATGTTATGACTAGAAAGAATATGGGATATTTGAATAAATATATCAAAAACAATTTAAATATTAAATTTAACTTTCATATGCTTAGACACCTACACGCCACCTTACTTTTAGAAAGTGGGGCAAATATAAAATCAATTTCAGAGAGATTAGGACATTCTAGCACCCAAATAACACTAGATACCTATACTCATAATACGTTAAAGCTAGAAAAAGAAACTGTTGATTTATTTGAAAGATATACAGTATAA